CGCCTTCCCCGTCATTCTCACCACAAGTTGGTTTGGAAAACGCGGGAAGGTGAGATGGTTGAGCATACTGGATGCCCAGTAGCATGTGGGCCAGAATCCTACCCTGGCAACTTCAGTCTCAAACACACTCGTGTGTTTAAGGACGGGAAGCTTGTCACCAACCGGAAAGTGCGTGAGCAGAGGAAGTATTATTCACGTAACCCATCCGTCCCTCTTGAGGATATCCTCTATTGGGGTGCTGTGGGAAGCCTGGATGATGTCAGAGCCGAAGCTGCTCGATTCACCAGCAATGCTTCAGATTTTTCTCAAGAAACTCTGGACTTTGTCGACGGTGGAATCAAGGAAGCGATCGCTGACGCGTCCCACCAGCCCATTCCTTATGAGGACATTTTGGAATATCTTTTGAAGCTTAACTCTTCTTCAGGCTTGCCTTGGAAGCTTAAAGCACCTCTTAAGAAAGACCTTATCAATGCCTTCACTGACACAGGGCTGTGTACTCTTTTACAAGAGATGGAGACCAGAATTATGGAAGGAAGCCAGTTTTACGATATGGTTTGGGACTGTTTTTCCAAGGATGACAAGTATAAGCTGATGAAGCTTTTGACAGGTCGCCTTAGAACGGTCCAAGCCGCAGATTTTGTTAACCTGTGTTTCATGATCCGATGGACTATAGGTCCTGTCAAGGCCCTCTATGAGAACCACCCCCGGTACTTTATGAAGGTCAATAATGCCAGCTATCTTGACCGCATAACAATGGCTTACGCCAATTTGTTCACTGCGGGTTTTGATGGCACAGGGTTTGACAGGACTGTCACGCCACAATCCATTGCTAGATTGTGTCGCATCCTAACCGACCACACTGGATGCCCTGAGAACATTGCTGTTTTCTTGGCAGACGTGGCTTGTTACGGATGTCTCCAAATGCCTGATGGCGAGATTTGGGACTGCCACGGCAGCAACAAGTCAGGTACGTTTCTCACGGGACCCAATAATTGTTACCACTTTGATTGTGTCTCGACAGAGTCATACTGCTTGGCTTTTAAGTGCAAACCAGAGCAAGTCTCAGATCACGTCACTCTCAGAATCACTGGAGATGACTCTATCCACGGGTTTAAAATCCCTCCAAATCTGGACCAGCTTTTAGAACTTTTCAACATGTTTGGAACAGAGTTCAAGCTGGACTGCCTCCGAGACCAAGATCAGAACCCGATCTGCTATCCTGCACAACTAGGATGTCACGCCCCTTATCTAGGGCGCGTGTCAGTTGTGGCAGGAGCAGCTACATTGACCGTTCCACTGGAACCCCGGCGTAACCTTGGTAAGTACCATGT